AATTTAAATAGGGAGACAGAAAAGGATGTTCGTGATACAATGCGCGAAGTAGAGAACAGGATAGAACAAGACATGACTAAGCTTGAAAACAAATTAAACGAGCGTTTGCAAGAGGCTCTTGACAATCCATTGTCTAATTAAGGATTTTAAGCTATGATAACTATTATGAACATATTTTTTGTACTAATAATATTAGACTCAGCGGGGGTTATTTAATTATGGCAAAGAAATTACAGGAAAATAGTAAGTACGCAATGGCAGATGCCGATGGCGACGGAGTTATTACTGACGAGGAACTTGATCGCCATGAGCGGTGGGTTCGACTTGAGAACGAAGACAAGTTAGCTGACACACAGCGCATCATGGCTTGGATGGCTATGATTGTAACTATCTCCGCAGTCATTGTTTTACTAACGCCAATTGTGGCTATAGACCGCGTTGCTACTGCTTCAGGTTTTTTAAATACATTTATAGTAGCACAGCTTGGAGTTGTTGTTGGTTTTATGGGTGCTACAGCTTTATCTAAAACAAAATTAAAATAAGAGGACGCAATGAGAGAACTCACAAAAAGACAAAAAGATACTTTAAAAAAACATTCTGATCACCACTCTAGCAAACATATGACAATGATGCGAAAACTTATGAAAAGCGGAGAAACTTTTACTGCTTCTCATAAGAAAGCTCAAAAAATGGTAGGAAAATAAAATGTTATCATTATTAGGTGCAGCACTGGGGTTTGGAACTTCTGTAATCCCTAGTATTATTCAAATTTTTACACAGAAACAAGCCGACGCTCAAGAATTAAAAATGCTTGAAGCAAAAGGAAAGTACGCGGCACAACTATCTTCCTTAAAATTAGACGAGTTGGATGCAAAAGCAGACATTGCAGAGTCCGAAGGTATATATAAAGCAATGGCCGCGGCAAATTCTAAGTCAGGGTTTGCGGCAGCTTTATCTGGATCGGTACGACCCGTGGTAACTTATTTACTTGTGGCTCTTTTTCTTACTGTTAAAATATCTGGTTTAATGTACTCGCTTAAACAAGGGTTAGAATTTCATACAGCGATGCGTGAAATTTGGAGTGACGATACGAACTTACTTTTCACAAGCGTAATATCATTTTGGTTTGGATCACGTCAGTTTGCTAAAATGAGGAACAATAAAAAATGAAAGCTAACTTTGAAGAATGCATGGCGCGTCTTCTGGAACATGAAGGCGGCTATGTAAACCACCCTAACGACCCCGGAGGCGAGACTAATCTTGGCGTAACTCGTGCCGTTTACGAGCAGTACGCAGGGCGACAAGTTATGGACGGTGAGATGGAAGGTCTTACGCACGACGACGTTTATCCCATCTACAAAGAAAACTACTGGGATCGCGTTCGGGCAGATGATTTACCTTCGGGTGTTGACTGGGCTGTATTTGATTGGGGTGTAAACTCTGGAACAAGCCGAGCAGCAAAAGCCTTACAACGTATTGTAGGCGTTGAGCAAGATGGCGGTATAGGACCAATGACGTTACAAGCCGTATCTTCTGTCGAGCCTGCTGATATTATAGATCAACTACATTACATGCGTGAAGGGTTTTACAGATCGCTCAGTACGTTTGATACATTTGGCCGTGGTTGGTTAAGAAGAAACGATGAAACAAAGGAGCAAGCATTAAATTTAATTTAGGTCTAGTCTTCTTTGTATAAGATATGCTAAGATAAGATAGTAATATGTTAGACTTTATGGGGGACTATGCGAATGGATGAGATTTATCTTGCAGAATCTGTATATCGTATTATAAGAGACAAACGAGAAGTTGTTTTTGAGGCGTTAATTCATAATCAAATCAAGAGCATGGAGCATTATCGTGAGCTTATGGGAATGTTAAATTCCCTAAATCATGTGGAACAGGAACTAAAAAGCCTGCTAGAAAAACAGGAGCGCTCAATTGAGTGAAGAAAACCAAGTAGACTTGGAAGCCGCAAAAAGAGGTGTTGAAGATTTAACCTCTGCGTACCAAGAAAAACCGGTTCTACGGCCGGAAACAATAGGAACTTCCCTTTTAGAAAGATTGCCTACCCCAACTGGATGGCGGATTTTGATTTTACCTTATAGAGGTCAAGGCAAAACCGACGGTGGTATTTTATTACCAGATAAAGTTATAGAGGAACAAAAAGTATCCACTCAGGTAGGATACGTGCTTAAAGTAGGTTCTTTAGCCTACGGAGATCCAACTAAATTTCCTTCAGGGCCTTGGTGCCAAGAAAAAGATTGGGTTATGTTTGCACGTTATGCTGGTTCTCGTTTTCAAATAGATGGCGGAGAAGTTCGCATTTTAAATGATGATGAAATATTAGCAAAAATCTCAAGTCCCGAAGACGTATTACATTTTTAGAGGAAGATCATGGAAGAAGAAAAAGACCAAATAGAGCTTGAACTTGAAGAAACAGAAGATGTTGAAGTAGAGTTAGAAGCCTCTCCAAAAGAATCAGGAAAACCTGAAGTAGAAGTTATTGAAGATCAGTTTGAAAAAAGTGACACAGCAACTCAAAAACGAATTGACCGTCTAACAAAGAAGATGCGGGAAGCAGAGCGGCGTGAAAGTGAAGCTCTTAACTTTGCCAAAAAAGTACAAGCAGAGTCTCAAGCTGTAAAACAAAGAATGGATAGTTTAGACACCAGCTATGTAAATGAGTATTCCACTCGTGTTACAAGTCAAATGGAAACTGCCGAAAAAGATTTAACCCGTGCTATGGAGTTAGGGGACACCGCAGAAGCTGTAAAGATACAGAGAAACATGACTTCTTTGGCTATTGAAAGTGACCGAGCTTCTCAAGCAAAAATGCAGCAAGACCGTTATAGACAACAAGCTACGGCCCAGCAACAACAGCAAGTTCAACAACCTATGCCGCAACAACAACCGCGTAGACCGGATCCAAAAGCAGAAGATTGGGCCGAAAGTAATGAGTGGTTTGGCCAAGACGAGGCAATGACTTATGCTGCATTTGGGATACATAAAAGACTTGTTGAAGAAGAAGGGTTTGACCCGCAGACAAATGACTACTATAGTGAATTAGACAGGCGAGTTGCAAAAGAGTTTCCGCACAAGCTTGGTAATAAGAAGAGACGTCCCGCTCAGAGCGTTGCTTCTGTTTCAAGAAACTCATCTGGGCGCAGTAGTGGGAAAAAGGTTAGACTCACCCCTAGCCAAGTCGCAATAGCGAAAAAATTGGGTGTGCCGTTAGAAGAATACGCAAAATACGTGAAGGATTGAGAATATGAGTAATGAAAACGAAAAGTTGGAAAATTCTATTAATCGCACTTCTCGCGCAGCTAACACACGGGAAAAAACGGCAGTGCGTAAGCCGTGGTCTCCACCGTCCATGTTGGACGCACCACCTGCACCTGATGGGTACAAGCATCGTTGGATAAGAGCGGAAACGCGCGGATTTGACGACACTAAGAACATCAGCGCAAAGCTTCGAGAAGGATGGGAATTAGTCAGAAAAGACGAATACCCAGATTTTGAAGCACCAGTAATGGAATCAGGAAAATATTCAGGTGTGTTTGGTTTAGGCGGACTAATTCTTGCAAGAATGCCATTAGAAACAGTTGTCGAAAGGTCGAATTATTTCGCTAAGAAAAACCACGACCAGATGGAAGCTGTGGACCATGATATGATGCGCGAGAATGCACATTCAACAATGACGATCAATAAACCTGAACGTCAACAAAGAGTAACCTTTGGTGGACCTAAAAAAGGCTAACCCACCACCCTACTGGAGAAAAATAAATGGCAAATACAGACTCATCTTATGGCCTCCGACCAATATCAAGACAGGGCTCTTCGCCTTCGTCTAATGGTATGACAGAGTATCGTATTGCATCTGACAACTCAAACCCTATTTTCCACGGCATGGCGGTTATTCCGTTAGCTGCGGGCGTTATTGACGATCTACAAGCTGCGGCTGGTGGTAACGTTGGTATTGTAGGTGTTTTTGGCGGATGTGAGTACGTGTCCTCTACTACTGGTGAAACAGTATGGTCGAATTACTGGCCCGGCTCTGGCGCGGATAGTTCTTATCCCGTTAAAGCTTTTGTGTACGACGATCCAAATCAATTGTTCCAAATCGCTACGTCTAACGTTGTAGCGGCTGCGAACACTGAAGCGGAAATTCGTGCAGCAGTATTCGCAAACATCGCTTTTGCAACAGGTAACAGTGGTTCTACAACTACTGGACTATCTTCAGCAACTGCCGATTTGGATACAATCGCAACCACCAACACATTGGCATTAAGAGTTATGGGTGTCCAAGACGACCCCGCTAATTCTGATTTCACTGCTGCTGGTATCCCATTAATCGTTCGTATAAACAACCACTTCAATGCGCCTACTGGCTCCATTGCAGCGGGTACTGTTTCTACAACTGGCGTATAAAGGAGCTTAGAACATGGCTATATCTCGCGCACAACTAGCTAAAGAGCTAGAACCGGGCCTGAATGCGTTATTTGGGTTAGAATACAATCGTTACGAAAACGAGCATTCAGAAATCTTTGACGAAGAAAGTTCAGACCGAGCTTTTGAAGAAGAAGTAATGTTGGGCGGATTTGCATCTGCACCTGTAAAAAGTGAAGGCGGAGCAATAAGCTTTGACGATGCACAGGAAACATACACTGCTCGTTATACAAACGAAACGATTGCTTTAGCGTTCTCAATTACTGAGGAAGCTATCGAAGACAACTTGTATGACCGTCTTGCGTCACGCTACACAAAAGCTCTGGCTCGTTCCATGGCTCAAACGAAGCAAATCAAAGCAGCAAATGTACTAAACAATGCGTTTAGCACAGGTGTTCATGTGATTGGCGACGGTGCAGCGTTATGTTCGGCAGCACATCCTTCGTTGTCTGGCAACCAAAGTAACTTGCTAGGAACAGCAGCAGATCTCAACGAGACTTCTCTTGAATCAATGCTGATTGACATAGCAGGCATGACTGACGAGCGTGGTCTAAAGATTGCGATACGTGGTATGAAGTTAATTATTCCAAAAGAACTGCAATTTATTGCGGAAAGAGTAATGAACTCAAACTTGCGTAGCGGAACTGCGGACAACGATAACAATGCGATGAAGAATATGGGAATGCTCCCAGAAGGTGCGACAGTAAATCACTTCCTCACCGATTCCGATGCGTACTTTATCAAAACAGACGCTCCAAACGGTTTTAAATACTTTAACCGTTCTGCTATTAAAACTGCCATGGAAGGCGATTTTGATACAGGAAACATGCGCTTCAAAGCTCGCGAAAGATATTCTTTTGGAGTTTCAGATTGGCGCGGTGTGTTTGGTACACCCGGAGCTTAATTGCTTTAAAATACTGATTAAAAAAGGCGGCTTTGGTCGCCTTTTTTTGTAACCTTAATTAGGAGAAAATTATGGATTGGATTAAAGGAAGATTAAAAGAGCCTTCAAGCTATGGCGCTGCTGCGGTAGTTGGAGTAGGTTTAGGTATTGTACTTACTATGCCACTATTAACGTGGGCAGGTATTATCTGTGCAATATTTGGACTGGTTCTTAAAGAAAAATCAAGCGATTGATTGTCTAAGTTACCCTCTTTCTTTTTATGAAAAGGTGGTGTAACGTAAAAGTACCTTGACAGTCGCATAATGCGGCTGACATTTGCCACGACAAGGAGATTTAAATGGCTAATACAACCTTTACAGGAGCAGTCCGCTCCGAAAACGGATTTAAAGACGTTACAAAAAGTTCCTCTACAGGTGCTTTTACAACTAATTCAACTTACGGCACAAACGCTTCGGTAGGTGGAACTCTTGCAGTTACAGGTGCAACAACACTTTCAGCAGCAGTAGACAGCCTATTTGTTAAGCATGTTGCTCACGTTACTGGTGTGACAGTTAACTCAACAGCAGGGGACAGTCCTGCAATCGGTACATTTGCACAGCCGGCAAACACGATCATTACTAACATTAAAATATTTTGTGTTACTGCGCCAGTTATTGGTTCAGGCGACATTGGTTATGAGGTTGGTACATCTAGTTCAGGCGCACAAATCGTTGCGGCTCAGACAGATGAGATTCTTGATGCTGGTACGACTGTTGTAGTCGGTAACGTAACGCTAACAGAATTAGTTCTTCAGACACAAGACGGCACTACTGCACCAGCTTCTGTACAGTATGCATCAGCGGCTCGTAACATTTTCTGCAACATTACGAACACTGTAAACTCCACGACTGATGGATCGTTCACTTTTATTATCGAATATGTTCAAGTCGCATAATTCTTAATTAGGTAGGGGGAAACCCCTACCGCTTTTATAAAGGAGATTAAAATGGCAGGATCAGATCTAACCCCGGTCATTATTAGCGATGAAGTAGCTCTAGATGCAGATGGTATTTCAACAGCGACTTCTGTTGGCAACAACGCAGCTCTAGTAATTGGCGGTGCTTTAGCTGATGGTGGAAGCGTCACAAATGCCTCTGGAAGGCAAGTAACAATTTTATCAGCAGGAAATGACTCTTCAAAATCATTTACTGTGGTTGGCACAGATGTAAATGGTGATACTTTGACTGAGTCTGTCACGGGAGCTAACGCTGGAACAGCAACAAGCTCTGGTTATTTTAAAACAATTGCAAGCATAACGGCTGTAGGTAATCCAGCAGGAAACGTATCCGCGGGCATTAACAATAATGCTTTAGGCGTAATTTTTGCGGGTAGATGCCGGTTAAAAGGTTTTTCTTTTGTTTCTGGCGGCACCGCCGGAAAAGCTAATATTAGAAATACAGGTGGTACGGGTACTGAATTAATACAGTTTCGATCAATTGGAACAGACAGCACTTCGGAAGATCCTTTTATTCCGGACGAAGGGGTCTTGTTTACAGCGGGTTGTTATGTAACATTTATTGTAGCAACCATGGACTTAATGATGTTTTATCACGCATAGGAGTAAACTATGGCGACTGCTCAAGATGTAACGCGAACTCCTTCGGGAAGAATAAAATATCGTGGAGAATCTTTTGCTGGATTTAACAAACCAAAAAGAACGCCAAATGCTAACAAGAAGAGTGCCGTTCTTGCCAAGAAAGGTAAAGACATTAAATTGGTTCGTTTTGGCGATCCAAATATGTCAATTAAAAAAGATCAACCCGCGCGAAGGAAGAGCTTTCGGGCTCGGCATAAGTGCGATACCGCAAAAGACAAATTCTCGGCTCGATATTGGTCGTGTAAAGCATGGTGATGGTATGAAAGCTTTAGATGTGTTAAAAGAATTAGAAAAGCACGAAGCAGAGTGTTTGTTAAGATATAAAAATATTGAAGAGAAACTTAACGATCAAAAAAGCACTCTAAAATTGTTAGACGTTAAAGTATGGGGCGTTGCTGTTTTAGTTTTAGTAACTCCCTTTGCAGCTAAATTATTGGGGTAAGCATGGCAGTATCTGGATCAAAGAACTTTGAATTAGACGTAGCGGATTACGTTGAAGAAGCTTTTGAACGTTGTGGTTTAGAAGTTAGAACGGGGTACGATCTAAAAACAGCCAAAAGATCTCTTAATTTAATGTTAGCTGAATGGGCTAACCGTGGATTAAATCAATGGACTATTACAGAAACGTCTATTGTTACGGCTACTGGCGTGACAGAGTACCCCGCCGGCCCCCTTATTATGGTGGTAGCTTCTGACGCAGGTTTTGAAGTTTCAGAGACATTAACCGGTGGAACTAGTGGCGCTACGGCTAAAATTACAAACATACCCTCTTCGTCTGTTAGCGATTTAGAAGCAAACACCTTGTCAATAACAATTCCTGTAGGAACGTTTGTTTCTGGAGAGGCACTGACAGGAGGCACTAGTGGAACATCTAGCACCTTATCGGCTGCCATTGATTTTTCTAATGCAGCGAGTACAATTGACGTATTGTCCGCGGTAATAACAAAAGATTCTACAGATTTAAGTATAGATCGCGTTAGTCGAGAAGCTTTTATTAACATTCCAAATAAAACTAATTCAGGAAGAATTACGCAGTATTTTTTAGACAGACAATTAACGCCTGTTTTAAAAGTTTGGCCAGCACCTAACAATGATACAGACATTATTAAATTTAACAGGCTCACTAGAATGGATGATGCCGACATCTACACTAATTCCTTAGATTTACCGTTTAGGTTTTACCCGTGTTTGGCCGCAGGTTTAGCATACTATATTGCCATGAAAAGGGCTCCAAACAGACTGCAAATGTTGAAATCAGTGTACGAAGAAGAGTTTGACAGAGCTGCTACAGAAGACAGAGACAGAGCTTCTTTCACAGTTGTACCCGCCGTTAATTATCTTAGGGGATCTTAATGGCTAAATTTGCAAGCGGGAAAAATGCTTACGCAATATCAGACCGTTCCGGGTTTAGATACAAATACAGAGACATGCGGAAAGAATGGAACGGTTTATTTGTTGGAAAAGACGAATTTGAAACAAAACAACCCCAATTGGGTCCTTTTAGAACAGTGGTAGACCCTCAATCTCTTCAAAATGCTCGGCCTCCTCAAGATGTGGCGCAAGAAAGAGCAATTAATTGGGGATGGTTGCCAGTAGGTCAGGCATATAATTTTGGTTTAACGCCTAATCCCCTAGCTTCTACGGGATCCGTAGGCAGTGTAACGGTGGTAATAACATGAGCTATACATATTCTACTTTAAAATCAGCTATTCAAAACTATACAGATAGTACAGAAACTACTTTTGTTGCAAACTTAGATAATTTTATTCAAGCGGCGGAACAAAGAATATTAAACTCAATAGATTTGCAATATTTTCGTAAAAATGTAACAGGGACCGTTACAGCAAATAATCAATTTTTAGCCGTTCCCACCGATTATTTGGCTTCGTTTAGTTTATCTGTTATTAGTTCTTCTAACAAAGAATTTTTGTTAGAAAAAGACGTTAATTTTGTTCAATCAATTAACCCTAATTCAGCTACTACGGGTACTCCTAAATACTATGCATTTTTTGATATAAACAGCTTTATTTTAGCGCCCACACCTAGCGCCGATGCGGTTGCAGAACTTCATTATTTTTACAGACCAAATAGCTTAACTGCCGGTGGAGATTCAGGAACTACTTGGTTAAGCACTAATGCTCCAAATGCTATGCTATATGGCAGTTTAGTAGAAGCATATATCTATTTAAAAGGTGAACCCGATTTAATGAAACTTTATACAGATCGTTTTATGGAGTCTCTTGTACGATTAAAAGATTATGGAGAAGCAAGAGAAAATTCCGACGCTTACAGGCAAGGACTACCGACTAGGGAGAGGTCTTAATGAAGATAGCTATTGTTGGTCTTGGGGGTAGTTTTTCAGATTACATATCTGCTCGCATTAGGTCTGAAACATATGACGAAACATGGGGTATAAACTGTATTGGCGGGGTAATAGAGGTAGATAAAACTATTATGATGGACCCTGTTTCAAGGTTTTTAGACTCAGAAGATGCGGGTTCTCAAACAGGGTTGGCAAAAGAATTTTTGTTAAAGAATACTAAGCCTATTATTACTTGTGAACTAGATGACCGTGTTAAACACTTAGAAGAGTACCCTTTAGAAGAAGTAATAAAAGAATTAAACCTTTGTTATTTTAACAATACGGTTGCTTACGCAATTGCCTATGCAATCTGGTACAAAGCTACCGAGATATGTTTGTATGGCATTGATTATAACTACAAAAACGTCAGTATTGCAGAATCTGGACGGGCTTGCTGCGAATTTTGGTGCGCAATTGCTGTATCAAGGGGTATAAAGATAGAAGTTGCCCATACTTCCGGTTTATTAGACACTAATGTGCCGGATAATGAAAAATTATACGGTTATCATCGCTTAAAAGACCCTCTTGTTCAATCTTTTAGTGATAAAGGTCTTTTAATTACAAGGCAATCAGAGTGTTTGCCCCCAGAACCAATGGATGTAGACCCTGTTTTGATAGGTCGACATGATTTACACAAATTAAACGGAAAAGAACAACATGTTTAGCGTTAATAGCAATATTGCTGTCGGCCAAGTCGGCGTTGCAACTTCTGACAAGGGCGGATTGTCTAACGAACAAATTTCTGAACTAGCCACTAATAAAATAGTGTCTATTTCTGAAAATGCACCGGAACCTATAAAACAACAAGCATATATTTTTGCAGATAATGTTCGCAATGTTTTGCATTATTATATAGAGTTGGCTAAAAAAGAAGAACGTGCTACTATATGTCATCAGTTACGTGAGGCGGGTCACAAAGACTTAGCAGAAACTATAAGGAGAATGTAATGGCTATAACACAAGCAATGTGTACCTCGTTTAAAAAAGAACTTTTGACAGCTACGCATAATTTTGCAACAAATGGAAACGCTTTTAAACTGGCGCTTTACACAAGTTCAGCAACCATGGGTGCAACAACTACTGCGTATTCTACTGCTCAAGAAATTAGTAATACAGGTAGTTATGCAGCAGGGGGCGGAACTTTAACTAAAGTTGCTCCAGCTTCTAGTGGAACAACAGGGTTTACAGATTTTGCAGACCTTAGTTTTACCACAGCGACTATAACAGCGCGTGGTGCCTTGATATATAACGACACGAACGGTGACAAAGCTGTTTGCGCATTAGATTTTGGAGCCGATAAATCTTCTTCTTCTGGAACTTTTACAATTCAATTTCCCGCCGCAGACGCAAGTAATGCTATTATTAGAATAGCTTAATGGAGTAATTTATGCCGACGCAAACAGGTTGGGGACGCGGTACATGGGGACAAGGAGCTTGGAACGCTGTTCTTCCCGTTACAGTAACGGGCGTCGCAGCAACCGGTTCGGTAGGTAATGAATCCGTCGTTGCAAGCGCATTAGTCACTCCGACTGGTGTTGCAGCAACAGGCGCAATTGGAACTGTTCTTGCCGCGGGTGGAGCAGTTGTCACAGAAACAGGTCTAACGGGAACTATTGGTTTTGGCGACGAACAAGTTGTTGGAACCGCAGTAGTAAGCCCGACTGGTGTTGCAGCAACAGGTGCGATTGGCACTGAATCCGTCGTGGGCACAGTAGTAGTAAGCCCGACTGGTGTTTCTGCAACTGGAACAACTGGCAATGTTAGCATCCAAGAAGGCGTTAATGTTTACCCAACGGGTGTTGCAGCAACCGGAGGAATTGGTCATCCAAATGTATGGGGATTAATTATTCCTTCACAAACACCTAATTGGAGTGGTATAACAGCTTCACAAACACCCGCATGGACGGATATAGCAGCATAAGGAATTAAAAATGGCAAGTACCTATGTAAATAACCTCAGACTAAACGAGATGGCTACTGGCGATGCGTCTGGTACTTGGGGTACAACAACAAACACAAATTTAGAAATAATAGGCCAAGCAGTTGCTTGGGGAACACGGGCAGTTGCAAATGCCTCGACAGATAATATTACAATTGCGGACGGTGCGTTAGACGCGGACAGGTGCCTTGGGTTAAAACTCACAGGCGGTGGTCAGGCGTGTACGATAACACTTCTGCCAAACACAAGTTCCAAAACTTGGTTTATGTATAACGCAACGGCTGCGGCTTTAACTTTTACCTGCGGTAGTGGAGCAAATGTTATTATTCCAGCAGGACAGACCAAGGTTATTGCAACGGATGGTCTAGGTTCGGGTGGCGTGGTCCACGATTTACTTACAGCGGTTAACTTAGCTGGAGCCACAGTGGTTGATGATTTAACGGTTAGCGATGATCTAACTGTTACGGACGATATGACCGTTGGCGGAACGCTGGGTGTGACAGGAGTATTAACAGGAACGTCCTTAGACATTTCAGGCGACATAGACGTAGACGGCACTACTAACCTTGATGTCGTTGACATTGATGGTGCTGTGAATATGGCAACTACGCTTACTGTTACAGGCGTGGCTAGTTTAG